GATCTCCATCATCTTTTGAGTTTCTTTCATTTTCATTACCTCCAATTAACTCTATTAGCACATCATTGGTAATCATTAATCTATTTATCTTAGGTATATAGATTTTTTTATTTTTCATTATTTCTTGTCCTGCTTTTAATAAGTTTCTTATCTCTCTTTCACTTAAACCTAAGTCCATCTTTTTAATGTCTTTAAATGATAAGTAATTCATTCAATCCCTCCTGTTGTTCAATTACTTTGAACTTTGTCTGTAAAAAAAATATTCTGCTATTTTTTTTGGTGGAATATCTAGTACATCACACAACAATTCAATATCAGTTTGCTTAAATGGAATCTTTTGATTCATCTTATATGATAGTGTATGTAATGATAATCCTGTTTTTCTACTAAGTTCACTATAAGAACCACACTTTTCTATGATTCTACCTCTTAGTCTGCTATAATCATACATTGATATTTTTTGCCTCCTATCTTTTGTTCAATATCCTTGAACAATACCAATTTATCATAGTATGAATGATAAGTCAATAGAATATTCAAACATTTTGAATAAATGTTGTCAAGTGTAAAATTATATATTATAATAATGGTACAAAAGAGGTTGATATTATGAAAAACGAAAACACTTCTTCTAGATTAAAGAAAATAATAGCTGAAAGAGGTTTAAAACAAATAGACATATTAAGGTTATGTGAACCATATTGTAAAGAGTTTAATATTAAAATGGGAAGAAATGATATATCTCAATATGTTTCTGGTAAAGTTGAACCATCTCAATGGAAGCTAACTATATTAGCAAAAGCACTAAATGTTAGTGAAGTATGGTTAATGGGATATGATGTACCTATTAATGATGATAATGATAAAGATAAGATCATTACAAATAAAATTGAAAGTTTATCAGAAGAACAAAAAGATATTGTTATTAATTTGATTGATAATTTAAAATAGGAGGTTTATATGGTTTGGAGTAAATTATGGGATACAATCCTAAATGTAGGAATATGGTTATTTCTTATAATACCTTTAATAATTGGAATTATTGGAGTAATTATTGAAAGAATAAGAAATGGTCATGGTTGGTTTGGTCAAGGTTATGGTAAAAAATAAAGGAATGGTTGAATTATGGTATACAAAAGCAATAAGTCCACTAAAGATGGTAGAAGATACTTTTTTAGAGTAAAGTACAAAGATATTTATGGTAAAACTGTTGATTATACTTCTTCTAAATTTTTGACAAAAAAAGAAGCAACTGATGAAGAAGCTAAGTTCAGGTTGAAAATAAATGAATCTAAATTGAATAGATATAATCCTACATTTAATGATATATATTTAGAATATCTAGAAAAACAAAAGAATATAGTAAAAAAACAAACTCTAGTTAGATACTCATATTTATATAAATATCTAGATTCTATTAAAGATATAAGAATAAACTCATTTGATTTTGATAAATATAAAAAATTTACTCATTGGTTAGATCAACAAAATGTTAAGAATGAATACAAAAATAAAATTTTAAATCTAATTAAATCACTTATCAGGTATTCTAACCAATTATATAACACTAAACTTGATATTCTAAGGTTCATAAACCTTTATAGAGAAGATAAAATAGTCAAGGATATGCAATTCTATACCTTAGATGAATACAAGCAATACAGGGCATTTATTAAAAGCAAGGAGTGGTTAGCATTTTTTGATACACTTTACTTCTTAGGATTAAGAAAAGGAGAAGCACAAGCAATTACATTTAGTGATATAAAAAATAAAGAACTTCACATCACAAAAACACTTACTACAAAGCTAAAGGGAATTGATTACTATATATCAACTCCTAAAACTAAAACTTCAAACAGAATATTACCAATTCCTGATTTCCTTTTAGAAGAGTATAATGAATTAAAAGAGATTGCAAAACAATATAGTGATTACAATGATAATTGGTTTATGTTTGGTTATACAGTACCATTTAAAGATACTTCTATTGATAATCATAATAGAACATATGCAAAATTATCTGATCTAAAGCATATAAGAATACATGATTTTAGACATAGTTGTGCTACAATGTTAATAAATAAAGGTGCAAGTATTCCACTTGTATCAAGATATTTAGGTCATTCTAATGTATCTATCACATTAAATGTATATTCACATTTTTATAAAAATGAACTTGATTCTATCACTCAATCATTGGATAGGATTTAATTTTTATGCAAAAAGTGTGTTTGATAGTGTGTTTTTTAACTAATACAAAATAAAAAACCCTTTAAAATAAAGGATTTTATAACATTATGGTGTCCCGTGGGAGAAAATAATTAGTGTATCATATTGTTTCAATTTCCTTGATTTTATTGAGTTTATGCTATTGATAAAATCACTATTTTTCATACTTATTCATTAAAAGTGTGTTTAAAGTGTGTTTCAAATAGGAGGAAATATGAAAGAATACAGTATTATGAAAGACAATCCACCATATTGGAGAAATAAAAGATATCCAGGTTGTCATAGACATGAAATATTTGAAGGTAGAACAGGTAATAGAGATAAGTCTATAAAAGATGGACTTGTTATATTTGTATCTCCTGAATATCATAGATTAATTCATAAAGATTATAAAAATACTTGGTTACCTATTAAAGAAATTGGAGAAAAAACTTGGTGTGAACATTACAACAAAACTCCTGATGATTTTAGAATCAAATATGGTAGAAATTATATATAAAAAGAAGCTATATGCTTCTTATTTTATTAACCAACAATATTCTGCTATTCTATCACTAGGATCATAGTTATTACCTCACTTGCTTAAATTATTGCACAAAAAAAGAAGCTGAAATTATCAGCTTCTCTTTATATTATTATAATATTTCTTTAATTTTTTACTAAGAATAGATATTCTATAACTTACAGTTGATGTGCTATTGTTATATCTTTATTAATATACCTTTCTTTAGTAAATCTAGCATCTTTTTGTTTTGACTAGGTAAACCAACATAAGCAGTTATACCATTCTTTTTTGCTATTTTCTTTCTATAACTAAATGAACTATCTACTCCTATTGCTTTTAATCCATCCACTATACTTACTGATTTACCTGTATATTTTTTGTAATAAGATACACTAGGTTTAGTTTCTTTTTTTAATGGTGGTAGATATTGAAATTTTATATTTCTTGTTTTTAATACTTTTGTGAAGTTTTTATCTATATAAAATATATCTTCAGGTTTTCTGCAATCTCCTTTTGTTACATATTTTCCTTTAGAATTTTTTACTGATTTATTAGCACTACCTATTCCACAAGTAAAATGTAAATGATTAGCAGTTGCAGTTTCTTTACCTTCCAAGCATATAGGTTCTCCTGCTTTAAATACTTTTCCTTTTTTTATTCCAAACTTCTTTACATCACTATCTTCAAAATGTACTGCAGTCATAAATATTTGATAATACCCTATTGGTGTATGTACTTTTTTTGTTGATACTAAAAATACTTTATTAGATACTTTACTATTACCTATTCCCTGTACATTTGTTACTTTCATATCTATAGGACTAAAAAGATAATCTCTCCCACCATCTTCTCCTCCTAAATCTATAGGATAGTCTTTTGGTGTAGCACCATACCAATGTGCCTTATGATTTCCTTCATTATATGATTGAGTTACTTTCATATAGTGCATAGGAAATTTAGCATAATCTTCATATCCTTTTGTAAATTGAAATGCCATATCTACCACTCCTCTTCATCAAAATCAAAATCTTCATTAAAATCTTCATCTTCAGTTGAGAATATCTTACCTGTTGTTAAATATGCACTTATTACACCTGCTATTACAATGATTGTTGCACTTACTTTATCTATATTCCAATTCCATACATTTGCTAATCCTAATAATAGCATATTAATCATATTTAGTATGTTTACTACATACTTTGATATTTTCTTTATTTTTTCTTTCATATTTATCACTCCTAATCTATTACTTCAACATTCATATTTGTTTGTATCATTCCATTACTTGTATATCTTACACTATCTCCACTTAATCCATATACATACATTCCTATTAAGTCGCCTTCACTAACAGGTATTACAATATCTGTTATTGATAATGTTCCACTTTTATTTGTAGAATTTTCATATTTTTGTTGCAATGCAATTGTAGTTCCATCTAAATTGTTTGCATTATAGTTTTTTGTAATTCTTAAATATCTCAATCCTGCATTTACATAGTTATAACCAAATGTTGCACTTACTTTTATATGGTTTACACCACTACCTATTTTTACTTGATTTGAACTAACACTTAATTTTGTTCCAATTGTTGTTCTTGCACTTAAATTTAATTTTGTATATGCATTACCAAATGATTGTGAACCTGTTAATTGCATTGTAATTATATCTTTGCTACCACCACTCATATCTTTATAATCATAATTTCCATTTCCTAGTTTTCTACAATAATATGTAGCATTACTACTAAACCATACTAATTGATATACTGTTCCTATTTTACTAAATATACCAAAACCAAAGTTTGCACCACTCCATCCACCATTGATAAATGTTTCAACATTGTGTCTATTTGTATCAATAGTAGAAATACAATAATCAAGTTTGTTTTTCATCATATCTTGCCAATTAGAACCACTTGTATCACTAAACATATTTAAACTTGATTGTAAATTAATTCTTTCTTCTCCATTATTATTTGCTAGATATAAATCTCCATTTACTTGCATATCATTTTCACCTAATGACATTGTAGGTACTGCTTTTAATATTGTTGTTTCTTTTCTAACATTGTTGTATAAATCTCCAGCTGTTAAAGTTAAGCTCCATGCTTTTTGATAACTATATTCTAAAGGTAATGTATAATTTATTGACCATGTATTATTTAGAGCATTTAAAGTAATATTACTACTATCTATATCTATATATGTTATTGTACTACCACTATCTTTTTCTATTATTCCATATGCTATGTTACATGGATTTGTTTCATCATCTAACATTGTTCCACCATACCATGTACCTAAAGCTCTTACTGTAATAGTTCCACTTGTTGAATTTGATCTAGTTGCTTCAAGTGATGATATAGAAATAGATTTATAATTTAATAAAATAGGTGTATATGTACTTGTTGCTTTATTTCCTCTACTATCAGTTACTGTTGTTATAAAAGATATATCAGTTAATGTTCCTGTTATTGTTCCAAATAATCCCTTGTATGTACCACTTGTACTGTCATAGCTTAATGTTATACTTTGTGGAATATATCCACTTGTTGTAGATGAAGTTGATACTACTACACTTGATACATTTGCACTCTTTAATGTGCTACAACTTACTTCTACACTTGGTTTACTTTCATTTGTTATGCAATAACTAAAGTCTGTATATCCTTTTGATGTTAATGCAACATCAGTTTCTTCATAGTTTGTGCTATCAACTGTTGGATTAGCATTTACTATTGTCATTGTATTAGATAAACTACTATATCCTAACTTTGTTGATCCATTATAGGTATCTATTCCTAAAGTTACATTATATTTGTTACTTGTATTACAAGTTGCTAATATTTCTTCTAACATTGAAGAGTATGTTGTGCTATTTATTGCAGGTCTTGTAAAACTCCATGTATAAGGAGAAGTTACAGCAGTTCTATAACCTGTATCATATGAATAATCAAGCAATGTTGTTCCACTTGAATTTTTAATTATCAAATATGGATATACTTTAAATCCACCTGGATTACTAAATTTTATAGTTGGTGGAGATTCATCTGTAAAATCATTGCTACTAGACATTGTAGCTACTCTTTTTATTGTTGGTAATGCTATACTTACATTTCCAGAACCACTTACTGAACCTTTTGAACTTATCTTATATGTGATTGTATCACTATATGTTCCTGTTGCAGTATGATTTACTGAATAGGTATATGTTGCTAATGTTTTTTCACTACCATTTGAATAACTTGTTGAACCTAGACTTGTTGAATAACTTGTTGTACCACTTGTAGGATTATATATTCCACTTATTCCACAAGAACCACTACTAAATGATCCATAACTACCATTTCCATATAATCTTAACTGAACACTTATACTTGATGTATTATTTGCAGTACTTTGTGAATTGTATTTTGCATAAAACCTTAATTGAGAATATGTACTTGTATTTATAGAACCTATCTTCTTATAAGATGTAGTTAATGTTGTTGCCATATTCTAACCTCCTACATAGAACCAACCAGTTCTATCTTTATTGTTTTCAGTATATTTTTCTATTCTATGATTACCTGCTGTTAAATAATTGTTTATTGTTGCATTTTTTAATACAGCTCCATCTTCTGTTATTTCTTCTAGTGTTGTTCCTTTTATGTCCTCTATTGAAAAAGAATCATTATCCATCCTTGCTACTATTTCACTATTCTCATTGAATACTACAAGTCCATTTTCTCCATCTATTGTTAAAATATCATTGAAAACTTTTGGTACTCCTGTTGCTAAAGTATTTTCTATGTTTGCTACTTTATCTTGAAGATTACCATATCCTGTTATTACATCTGTGTTAAGTGTACCTGTTGTTATTAAACTTGCATCTATTGATCCTGTTGTTATATTACTTCCATCTATTACTGTTGAACCACCAGTAGCTAAATCAGTAAATTTAACCCATTTATCAGTTTTTTCTATTACTGTTCCACTTAATATATGAGTTGTTTCTCCACCTAATTCATCTATTGTTGCCATTGCTATTGCATTTGCATATTCGTTAGAATTTATCCAATCATTTTCATGATATGTATCAGTTTCATTTTGTCTACCAACTTGACAAAACATCAATGTTCCATCATCTAATACCCACCAATCTCCTGAAGAGTAATCAGGTGTAGGTGTTGTAAAAAACACTTGTCTTTCATTATCATCAGTATCCATTGCTGCATTAGAATATGCCATTGCAAGGACTAAACTTTTATCAGTTTGTTGAATCCATCCATTTGTTGTGTATTTATATACATATCCTGTTTCTCTGTCATAATAGAAATCTCCTATTTCATCTTGTACATTTTCCCATAATATATATGGTTCATTAGTTGTTGTTGGAACTCCAGAATAAAAGTAAAGAGATATACTAGATTGAGTATCCAGTATATCCCCTAAATTTATTATTAGTGAATCTCTTATGTATTCAACACTATTCTGCATTTTTGTTACATTTTCTGTTGCAACTTCTATGTTCTTTGTATTATCCAACATAGATTTTTTTAATTTACCTAAGTTATATTTTCTTTCTAATTCATCAGCAGTTCTTACTCTTTTCATATAATCACTTCCTACTATCAGTTAAGAACTTTACTTCATCTTCTAGATGTTGAATTCTTAATGCCCAGTTATTATGTTCATTAACTTTTTTTTCTAGAATATCAAGTCTATATGTTATTAATGCTGTTGTTTTTTTGTTAGATGACCATGTTGCTAATATGGATGGTATTGCAACACATAATCCACTTATTAATGCTATTACTATTTCCATTCCAACCTCCTATCTAACTGTACCTTTTTTTCTATCTACTTTATATCCTAGCTTTTCTAATGCTGTATATTTTTCTTCTACTGTCATGTCCATATTATTTATGTAATTTACAATCTTCTTATTATTCTTTTTATCACTTTTATAAATGCTTTTGAATAATACAAGTTTTTGCTCATATGATAAATCTAGTTTATTTATATAAGATACAACTTTTTTCTTTCTTGAACCACTTATTGTTTTTCCTGATTTTGTTTTATCAGCTTTAATGTTATCTATATCTTCTTTATATTTTTTATAAGATACTACATCATCTGTTATTGTTTTAGATAATGTATAACTATTTGGATTATTATAAGCCCAATCATATGCTTCTTTAGATTCTTTACTCTTTGAATAATCATTATATGATATTCCATTAGATTTCATCCAGTTATACTTATCTTCATTTTTAGTAGAATATGTATATTCTTCATAGTCATTAAAACTATTCATTTCTCTTAGGTTTATCTCTTTTGATTTTACCTTTGTTAGTTTATTTATATCTTTATCTACTACTTCATATTTTGAATTATATACTGTATCAGTATCAGGATTATAGTAATAAGTTTTTGTTACTTCTTTACCATTTTTATTAGTGGTAGTTTCAGTATATTTATCATATCCATATTTATCTTTAGTGTTATCACTACCAAACAAATCATTTGCTAATGCATTCTTACTCTTATATGGTAGATCAAGACTATTTATATAGTTTAATTGAGCTTCTTTCTTATTTGCTTTTGTTAATGTAGTTATATCTTTACTAGACTCTTCTCCACTCTCTGTGTATACTTGTCTACTATTTTTATCATAGTAATAAATATCTCCATCTTCATCTTTGTACATTTCATATCCTTCTTCATTTTTCAATGTACCAGCTTGACTTAATCCACTTTGAATTTCTCTATATTCACTACTTGTTAATCCAAGCTCTTTTACTAATGGTACTTTCTTACTATTAATTGATTTATAACCACTTTCAATATAATCATCAGCTTCTTTACTTGACCATTGTCCAAATAATAAGTTTCTTGCAACATCTGCTGGTTCTGTACTTGCTGTAAACCTTAAATTACCTGAATCAGTATAACTACCTGGTAAATCATTAGTATACATTTTCATACTCTTTAATGTTTTTTGTGCTTGTCCAAATCCAGTTGGAGAAATGTAATATGGTAATGCTTCTTCTAAAATTTTCTTTCTTGATTTATCATTTCCATATTGATCTTTACCTGTTATTAATTCAGTAATTGGTAATGCACTACTTATTGGTATTCTTCCACCACCTGTTAAAATATTTCCAAATGGTAAATTCTCCAATAGCATTAATATTGCTTCTTCATTTCTTTCTTCTTGTGTTTTATCATCATCATCTCCAACTCCAAATAATGTTTTGATTATTTCAATTGGATCAAATGCTGCTCTACTTCCTGTTACTTGCTCAAACAATTCATTAAAGAAATATGAATATCCTGCTATTTGTCCTAATGTAAATACTGTTCCTGCTGCAGCTTTTGCTTTATTAGATTCTGCTTGATAATCCATTTTTGTATCATGAATCATATAATCTAATTGGTTATTTACTTCTAATTGGAATTGACTTATTAATCCTAAAGATTTTGAGTTAAATACTTCTGCTGTTGAACCCTTTGATCTATCTCCCATAACTCTTGCTGCAAAATCATCTGCATACTTTATTGCTGCTTCTTCTGTCATTCCATTTTGTAGGCCTTCAAAATATTTACTTCTTGTTATTATTTGTGATGTTAAATAATCACTACCATTCATAAATATTTGTCCAGCATTGCTTATTTTTTGCCATAATTTAGGACTTAATGTATCACTACCATATCTTCTGGTTAAGAAATCACTTTTATCTGTAAACCCATCTTTGTGCATTAAGTTATTAATTGTACTTACTGTACCTTTTATTAATGCTACTTTATTTGTTTTAGCTCCTGCAATCGTAGATGATATGAAGTTTGTCATTGCACTTCTTACATTGAATCCTGTCATATTAGAACCAACTTGTGATTTCAAAGTATTCATTACTGAATATCCTTTTCTTCCTATAAGTCTTTCTACTGACCTATCCATTGCTCCTTTTTTTCCAGCTAATGCATTTGCTTGTTCATCTAACCATGCTGCATACTTACTTAACTTATTATCTAATATATCTTTTACTCTTTGTGTTGCTTCTTCATCACTTAGTGTATCTAGATTTTCAAATCCTTTTGTTTGACCATAAGTATCTCTTATCATTTCACTTAATGCTCTATATCTTTGAATATCTTGTGTATGATATATTAAATTACTTGCTCCTTCTAAGTATTGATCTATTCCTGTTATTGCATCATATGTTGTTTTTGCTCCCATTCTTTGTTGTGCTGCACTAAACCATGCTTTTCCAGGTCTATTAAATTCAGTTAATCCATTAATATCTGTTGGTAAATCATTTTCCTTTAGACTTGTTGGATTAAATGGTGTTCCCCACTTACTAAACACATCTTGCAACTCTTCAAAGTGATGCATATAATCACTTCTCTTAGGTATAGTGTTATATCCCATATAATCTAGTTCACTATTAATTTGATCTAAGTAATTATCATATTTTTCTCTCAATACTTCAGCTGCTTTTTTGATTTTTTCTTGTGTATTCTTATCACTAAACTCTTGTGCTAACTCTTTATCTCCATATTGCTTTATTTCTCCATTTTTGTCTACATATTGTTTTTCTCCATATTTTTGTACTGCTGCACTTTCAGCACTTCTAGGTTTAATTCCTAAATTTTTGATTTCTTCTCTTTCTTTATTTAACCATCTCATCCTATCAGCTTCATTGTGTTGAGTTTTTCTTATAGTTGCATCATTTATTTTGTTTCCTAATTCTCTTCCAAACACTTTTTCATTTAATCTAATAGGATCAGTTCTAGCAACATTTATAGCACTTATATCTTTACCTTTATCTATATCTTCTATTGTGATTCCCATTTCATCTCTTAACATTGCTCTTACATCTTTTCTAGATATTTTCTTTTTATCTAGTTTTTCTTGTAATTCATTTATATCTCCATCAGTTAGAGAGTTTGTTATTAATTTATTAAAGATTTGTGTTGCAGCATTATTAAGTTCAGTATCATCTAATCTATACTCATCAATAGTATTTATATCTCTATTCATAAAGTCTGCAAGTTCATATAATTGGTCAGCTGGACTTGCATCTAAATTTTTGAAATATTGTGGATACATTTCATTTAATTCTTGATATACAACATCTACTCCTTGATTACCTTTATCAGTTAATCTTAACTTTCCAAAGTTTTCTTTTCTAAAATCTCCATAATCAGTTATTTGATTTTTTAATTCAGGAGATATATTTATTGGTGTTTTTCTTATTTCTTTTTGTACTGCTTTTAATTCTTCATCAGTTATTATATAACTTCTATCAGCATAATCACTTACCATATTGTAGATATCATTGTATACTTCTGCATTTGTTAGTTGTTCTCTACTCCAACCTTTATATTTAGATAATTTATCTCTTAATTGTGCTTTTTCTTTTCTTGTTAATTCTAAGTCTTTTGTAGACATTCTTATTGCTTTATCACTAACTCTGTTTAGCTTTTCTTCTATTCTTTGTCTTAATCTTTCAGTAGGTATTTCTTCATACTCTACATCATCAAATGGTAAATCTACTTCTCTAGTTGGTAGTTCTGTTTCAGTTTGAGTTTCATTTTGTGATTCAGGTTGTAATAATTGACCTGTATATACATCTCTTTTTATTACATCTTCACTATATGTTAATCCCTTTTTTCTTGTAGGTGCTATATCATTATTTCTTGTCATAGATAATCTTATATCTTCATTTGTTGTAGGATTTAGATTATCTACATTTTTTATTTGATTAGATTCAAATGGCATATATGCTTGTCCGCCTTCTGTCCATGTTAATCCATCATAACCTGCTGCTTTAATTCTTTCAGTTACATTACCATCATTATTCCAATATTCATCACTATCAACTATTTCAAATGCTAGATATCTTTTTTGTCCATCTATATCAGGTGCTATATTTCCTTTTGTATTTACTCCATATAAAGATGAATCAAATTCTACTCCTGTTATTCCATGTTCTTTAAAGAATTGTTGCCATTCATTTAATGTTAATGCTTCATTACCATCTTCTAATCCCATATATAATGGATTTTTAATATTCAAATAATATTCACTAACATCACCATATATTTCACTATATGAACTATCAGTTGCAAAATATCCTTTTATTTGAGTTGGTCCATTTTTTTCATTAGTCCATCTACTTGGTTTAAATACTGTATCATCTGAATATCTACCATTATACATTACAAGCAAGTTACCATCTTGATCCCTTACTTTACTATCTTTGTAATAATCTTGTTGTTGAACTGATAAGTCCCTTCCTTGATTATCTTGTTTACTTATTGAATATCTTATATCTGGATTTGATGTTGGATTTTTATTATCTACATTTTTTATTTGATTGGAATTAAATACTATATATTCATTTTCATTACCTTGAACTGATAACTTTGCTTTTATTCCATCATATGGTGAATTATCAGCTATTGCTTTTAAATCAAGGTTTCCTTTCATTAATTGATGGTTTCCTATTTCTTGCCATCTCAACATATTTTTAACAAAAGCATCTTTTCCATCTAGTTGCCCCATATTACTTGCATAGTTATATAAATCTTCAATTTGTTCTTGTGTTAAGTTAGCAAAATCTAATGGATTTGTTATGTTTAAATAATTTGAATATACATCTCCTTTTTTACCTTTTTTGTCATAAAACATACTATCTGATTCTAGTCTTTCATAACTAAAGTCATCAGCAAATTGTTTGCTATCTGTAAAATACAACCCATATTCACCAGACATTGTGTTAGAACTTGACCTGTTTGTATCAAATACAGTAAATCCAGGATTTGGTGTTCCATGATAGACTTCTAATAGTCTACCTTCATTATCTCTTACTTTGCTATCTTTAAAATATTCTTGTTGTTGAACTGATAAGTCCCTTCCTTGATTATCTTGTTTGCTAATACTATATCTTATATCAGGATCATCAGTAGGATTTGTATTGTCATATGCTTTAAATTGATTAGAATTAAATGTTACATAAACATTATGTGGTGTTCCATCTTTATCATTTGAATAAAATCCATAGTCAGTAATTCCTTCAAAAATAACTCCATCATAATTTGCTCCATTTTTATTTAATTCAAGCACTTCTTTAACAATTTCATTTGTTGTTTCTCTTTCACCTATTAAATCTTCTACATAAGTATCATTCCATTGATATAATGCTGCATCATATAGTTTTTCTCTTATACTACTTTCTGAAGTTATTCTGTCATATAACTTTTCATTGTTTGCATTAAGTCTTTGATAAAAACCTTCTACTGAATCTGCATGATTATCATACATATCATCCATCTTATCTGCTAAATCAGATAAATAGTCTTTTTCTTTTTGTGTTAATGAATTATATATTTCTTCATTTTTTGAACTTACTCCTCTTGTTATATTGTTCCAGTTTTTATTTCTACCATCTACAATATAAGGATTTGTCATATTCAAATATCCTTCATATTGATAATGAGAATTTGGTGATGTTACTTGAATTAAGTTCCTATATAAATCTTCTTTGTTATTAAATGTTCTAACTGGTTGAATTTCATTATTATCTAAATAATTTCTTATGATTTCATCTGCTAGTCTTGATTTATCAACTTTTGTTACACCTTTTGCATCATTTAAAACATTTAACATATCAAGGAATTTTTTTCTTGTTGAATCATATTTATCAAAAGTTGCTTCATCATACATATCAAGCACTTCACTTCTTGACTTATTAAATGTTTCATTAAGTATATTTCTTTCTTGTTCATTAAATATATTTATTAGTTCTTTATAATTATTTAATTGAATTTCATCATATTTATCATATACTTCATATTTACCATTTCTTTCTACAAGTGTATATCTATCTCCTAATTGCTTGTTTACATCTTTCATAGATTTAACTCTTGTTGTATCTGGTGCTATTGCATTATTGCCATAACTACTACTCATATCTTGAGAATCAGTATAGAAATTTACTGCTACATCACCATATTGATATTTTGGTGTTCCTACTGGATTAAATTCATTAAATTGAGAAGTATAATCTGTAGTTGTATGATAAACAGTTATTAAATTACCATTCTCATCTACAACTTTAGAGTTTTGATTTCTTTCAATTATTCCAGGTGATAATTTTCTGCCTTTGTTATCTTCTGTTGTATTTGCTTCTTTAACACTTAATGAATATCTTATATCTTCATTAGTTGTAGGATTAGTATTGTCTACATTTTTAAATTGATTACTATTAAATGCTACTATTTCTTGAACAGGTTTATGGTTTTCATCTTGTTGTCTATATTCATATATAATTCCATCATAACCAGCTTTTTCTAAAGCTTCACTAAATGCTCTTTCGTTTTCAACTTCTGTTATAGTATGTATTTCTTGTTGATATTGATTCCATCTAATAGTTCCTTCTGGTATATTGTTTTCTTCTATGAATTGTTTCATTTGTTCTTCTGTTTTTATGCTTTTCCAAACAAATGGATTTGTTATATTTATATAACCTTCTTTTACATGTTGATTACCTTCTCCATATTTACTATAACCATCAGCTAGTGTTTCTTGATTAGTAAAATAAAAACCTTTACCAAATAAACCTTCATTATGAGTATTAGAACCTATTTTGTTTTTATCAAATATTGTGAAATTGTTATAAGTTCCATGATATACAGTTAATAAGTTGCCTTCACTATCTCTTACCTTACTGTCTTTAAAATATTCTTGTTGTTCTTTTGTTAGGTTTCTTCCTTGATTATCTTTAGATATTGAGTATTGAACATTGTTTTCAAAGTTTCTTCCTACATTAGCATATTGTCCTTCATCTACATTAATCCATGCAACAAAGTCTGGATTAATTGTTTTAGAATAAACTCTACTACCTTCTCCACCAGCATACATTTGTGCTTGTGCTAGAGAGGTGCTAACAAATACTCCATTTTTAATTGGATAACTACTATATATTGTTATCTTTTTGCTATCTAAAGCTTTTTGAGCATCTTCCTTACTAAAATCACCCCAACTATAACCTTCTTCTGTTTTTTTTGCATCTTGCATTGCTTCTTGCCATGTCATTATTTCTCCAGGTTGTCTTATTCCTGTATGATAATCATCTAACATTGGATTAGCCTTTTGTAATAGTTTGAATTGTTTTTCTTTAAAAGGTGTGCTTTTTTTATTTATTTCTTCTATCTCTTGTTGTTTCTTTAATTCTTTTTCTTCAGTTAATTTTTGTTCTAATTCTTGTTGTTGTGAATATAATCTTTTTGATTCTGCTACATTATCATCTATTTGTTTATTTATATCTGTTAATTCATCATATTGTTTAAACATACTATAGTTTGGTATGCTATCTACTATTTCTTGTCTTTGCCTTCTTAATTCAAATAGATTTTGTCTTAAATCATCTCTTTGATTAGTTATATCATTTAATTGTTGTTGTGTGCTTAATGAATATTGAACATTATCATTGTCTACATTTTCATTTGTATTTGAAGTCATCTCTTTATACAAATCTATGTATTTCTTTTGTGCTGCTTTTAATCTTTGTTTTTCTTTGTTGCCTGTTACTTTAGTTATAAAGTCATCTAAGAAGTCTATCATTTTTTGTAATAATGTTCTATTACCACTTAATTTTTTAATAAAGTTTTCATTCTCAAATAATTCTCCTGCTAAATTTGCTGTTAATTCATACTCTACATCTTTTTCATTATAAGTTTCTCTTAATTCACTTCTTGACTTCTCTAATTCAGCTTCTGTTTTTTGTGAATACAATAATTCTCTTAATCCTGAATAATCACTTGTATTCTCTAACATATGAGTTATTTCATGTCCTAATACTGTTTCATATGCTTTTTGTGATTTTACATTAATATATATTGTATTACCATCTTTACTCTTATGTACTAAACCATTAATAGTACTATCTTCACCTACATTATATCCTAATTCTTTTAGTTTATTTG